AGATGTTATCGTGTATTTTCTCAATCACCTTGATACAGGCGAGGACGGCAGGCAGTATATGAGCGTAAAACCTATTGAAAAGGAGGATAAAGATGATAACGAAAGAGGAGTTTGAAAAGGCGGTGGAGGTTTGCACTAATACAGATGAGACCTGTGAACACTGTCCTCTTAGCAAAAAATTTTTTTCATGCGGCGGATATCTTACCCGCTACCTAAAAGAAAACGAGCCTGCACTGTCTGCCAACAGTACAAGCTCGGAGGTATCAGATGATACCTGTTCAATATTACAGTTTGATGATAGCACAAAAGATAGGATTTGTCAAGAGGCAGAAAAGGCTTACAAGGCTTGCGAACTGATACTGGAAATTTACGAACGTATGGACGATAGCGAGCAGAAAGCCTTCGACCTGGGGCAGTCATATCGGGCAATGGTTGAGGTGAAAGAGGAGCTTACGAGGATAGGAAACGGCGGTGACGGCAAATGAAAGGTTTACCGACACGCTGTATAGATCCTGTCATGAAGTGCTGTCAGGAATGTACTTGGGGATATTGTGAATATGGCGATGACGTGGAATGCTCTGCCGACCTAGCAGGCTGTTGCTTTGAAAGTGGCTGTACGTTGGGCTTTGATAAGGGCAGACCTGAGGACGAGCCGACAGATGAAGAACTGCAAAAGTTTGATGAATGGATGAAAAACCAGTTGAAGGAGAATGAAAAATGTCAGTAAAAATAAACTCACTTGAATTTGAGAACGTAAAGAAAATAAAAGCCGTACAGCTTGAGCCTGCAAAGAATGGGCTTACTGTTATCGGCGGTAAGAACAGGCAGGGCAAGACCTCTGTCCTTGACGCTATCGCTTGGGCGCTTGGTGGTGACAAGTATAAGCCGTCCTCTCCTCAGCGTGAGGGGTCTGTTGTCGAACCGCACTTGAAGATCACCCTCGATAATGGTATCGTGGTGGAGCGTTCGGGCAAGAACAGCTCCCTCAAAGTCACCGACAGCACAGGCAAAAAAGGCGGTCAACAGCTTTTGAACAGCTTCGTTGAACAGTTCGCACTTGACCTGCCTAAGTTCATAAATCAGTCGAGCAAGGAAAAAGCTTCAACTCTGCTGAAAATAATCGGCGTGGGCGATACGCTCTATCAGCTTGAACATAAGGAACATTCCCTCTATGACCAGCGTACCGCTATTGGTAGGATAGCTGACCAGAAGTCTAAGTTTGCAAAGGAAATGCCTGTGTACGCAAACGTTCCTTCCGAGCCTGTTTCAGCTTCGGAGCTTATCAGACAGCAGCAGGATATACTTGCTCGCAACGGCGAAAATCAGCGTAAGCGTGATCAGAAAGAATACTACGAAAAGCAGTTGGAGCTTGCTAAGTCCGCCTATGAACGTGCAAAAGCAAGCTATGAAGCGGCAGCGAACAACTTCAAGCTTGCAAGCCTTGACGCACAAGACCTTGTGGACGAAAGCACAGCGGAGCTTGAAAAGAACATCTCAGATATCGAGGAGCTGAACAAGAAGATAAGAGCAAACCTCGACAGGGAGAAAGCTGAGATAGACGCTGAGGACTACCGTTCACAGTATACATATCTCACTGAGCAGATAGCGGACGTAAGGCAGGCTAAAACTGACCTGCTGGGCAGTGCCGACCTGCCCCTTGAAGGACTTTCCGTTGAGGACGGAGAGCTGCTGTATAACGGGCATAAGTGGGACAGTATAAGCGGAGCAGAACAGCTTATCGTCGCTACCTCTATCGTGAGAAAGCTCAACCCTGACTGCGGCTTCGTACTTTTGGACAAGCTTGAACAAATGGATACCGACACCCTTGAAGACTTCGGCAAGTGGCTCGAAGCACAGGGCTTGCAGGCGATAGCCACAAGAGTTTCCACTGGTGATGAGTGCAGTATCATTATTGAGGACGGCAGGTCAATGGACAATGATAAGGAAGAAAACACAGAAACGAAAACTTGGAAAGCAGGTGCATTTTAATGTATGAAATAACATCAGGAGTTGTAAGCTCCGCACAGAAAGTCGTGATATATGGTCCTGAGGGCATAGGCAAATCCACCTTTGCGGCTCAGTTCCCCGACCCTGTATTTATTGATACTGAGGGCAGTACAAAGAAGCTGAACATCAGACGTTTCCCTAAGCCAACAAGCTGGGAAATGCTCAAAAACGAGGTAAAGGAAGCTATGAACGGCAGGCTCTGCAAGACCCTTGTCATTGATACATTTGATTGGGCTGAACAGCTTTGCATTGAAACGATCTGCTCGGCACATCAGAAGAAAGGCATTGAAGATTTCGGCTACGGCAACGGCTATGTTTACGAGAAAGAGGAGATAGGCAAGTTTCTTAATCTCTTGCAGGAGGTAGTTGACAGCGGTATCAACGTTGTGCTTACGGCTCACGCTCAGATGAGAAAGTTTGAACAGCCTGACGAGCTTGGTGCTTATGACCGCTGGGAACTGAAACTCGGCAAGAAAACGTCTTCTCAGATATCGCCTCTTGTGAAAGAATGGGCAGATATGGTGCTGTTTGCAAACTACAAAACATATGCAGTAGCTGTGGATAAGGACGGCAAGAAGTTCAAGGCTCAGGGCGGTGACCGTGTTATGTACACCACTCATCACCCTTGCTGGGACGCTAAAAATCGTGACGGACTTCCGCCTGAAATGCCTTTTGAGTATAGTGGTATAGCTCACCTGTTTGCGTATACACAGCCTGCTGAAATGCCTAAGCCTGTGCCGATGCCAAGACGTGTGCAAGAGCAGCTTGCACAGCCGAAAGCAGCACCGCAGCCACCTCATAAGACATCAAACGCAGTGACATTGCAGCAGGCTCAGCCGACAGCTGCACCAAAGGCAGAAGAACCCCTTACAGATCTCAGCGGCTTTGAGGACGTTGCACCACCTATCGTTATCCCTGAGGGCATACCGAAAGCACTTGCAGACCTTATGAGAGCCAACAGCGTAAGCGAATCGGATATACGTCTTGTGGTATCTCAGAGAAACTATTTTCCTTATGATACCCCTATTACCAACTATCCTGACGACTTCGTACAGGGCTGTCTGATAGGTGCTTGGGAGCAAATGCTGCCGCTTATCAGAGAAAATCAGAAAGTACCATTTTAAAAGGAGGACAACACTATGGATAATTTTATGGAATACGGCTGGGAAGATGAGATAGTCAACGAGGGTGGGGACTTTGTCCTGCTCCCTGAGGGGGACTATGACTTCACCGTCAGCAAGTTTGAGCGTACAAGATACGAGGGGTCGGCAAAAATGCCGTCCTGCAATATGGCAAAGGTCACATTCACCATTTGGGGTGCAGAGGACAGCGTGGAGATAACAGAAAACTTCTTCCTCTGCAATAAGTTTGAGCGGAAACTCTCAGCACTTTTCCTGGCTCTCGGTCTGAAAAAACACGGCGAGCCGCTGAAAATGAACTGGAACGCTATCACAGGCAAAAAGGGCAAGTGTCACGTCTACGTTGACAACTACAAGAACAAGGACGATGAGGAAAGGCAGTGCAACAAGATAAAGAAATTCTATGCCTATGACGAGAATGTGACTACCGTTCAGCCTGCTCAGACGCAGACACCGCAGTATAGTCAGCCTGCTCAGACAGGTGGCTGGAAAGCCGGTGCGTTCTGATGATGAATTTAAGACCATATCAAAACGAGGCTAAGCTTGCTATACTCGAACAATGGTCTGAGGGAATAAACAAAGTCCTTGCAGTTCTGCCCACAGGAACGGGAAAGACAATACTTTTCTCGGCTGTTACGGAAGAATGTGTGCGGCAGGGTAAGCGTGTGCTTATCCTTGCCCACAGGGGCGAGCTGCTCGACCAGGCGGCGGACAAGCTTATGAAGTCAACAGGGCTTGGCTGTGCCACCGAGAAAGCAGAGCAAAGTTGTTTAGGCTCATGGTATCGTGTGGTAGTAGGCTCAGTTCAGACCCTTATGCGTGAGAAAAGGCTCAAAGGCTTTTCGGAAAATTACTTCGATACCATAATAATTGACGAGGCTCATCACGCTATCTCAGACGGCTATCAGAGAGTGCTTGACCATTTTCCAAAGGCTCAGGTGCTTGGGGTGACGGCTACGCCTGACAGGGGCGATATGAAGAACTTAGGCTCGGTGTTCGACAGCCTTGCATATGAATACACCCTGCCGCAGGCTATCAAAGAGGGCTATCTTTCGCCTATCAAGGCTATCACCATACCGCTGAAACTTGACCTTTCGGGAGTATCAACTCAGGCAGGAGATTTCAAGGCAAGTGATATCGACACGGCACTTGACCCTTATCTTTATCAGATAGCTGATGAAATGCTCAAATACTGTAAGGAACGCAAGACAGTTGTGTTCCTGCCGCTTGTCAAGACCTCTCAGAAGTTCCGTGATATCCTTATCAGCAAAGGGTTCAACGCTGCTGAGGTCAACGGAGAAAGCACAGACAGAGCGGAGATACTTGAAGCTTTCGACAAGGGCGAATACAACGTGCTGTGCAACTCAATGCTCCTCACAGAGGGCTGGGACTGTCCGTCAGTTGACTGCGTTATCGTGCTAAGACCGACAAAGGTGCGTGGGCTTTACTGTCAAATGGTAGGCAGAGGCACAAGGCTTTGCGAGGGAAAGACAGAGCTTTTACTGCTGGATTTCCTATGGCACACAGAACGCCACGAGCTTTGCAGGCCTGCACACCTTATCTGTCAGAATGAAGAGGTCGCTGAGAAAATGACCGAAAACCTTGCCAATGAGGCAGGCTGTGCAGTGGACATCGAAGAGGCAGAAAAACAGGCAAGCGAGGACGTTGTGGCACAGCGTGAAGAGTCTTTGGCAAAGCAGCTCAAAGAAATGAAAACACGCAAGCGAAAGCTCGTTGACCCTTTACAGTATGAAATGTCAATACAGGCTGAGGACTTGTCCTCTTACGTTCCTGCCTTTGGCTGGGAGTGTGCTCCTGCTACCGACAAGCAGAAAGCAAAGCTTGAAAAGCTGGGCATTTTCCCTGACGATATAGACAACGCAGGCAAGGCAAAGCTTATCCTTGACCGACTTGAAAAGCGCCGCAATGCAGGACTTACCACTCCAAAGCAGATAAGGCTGCTTGAAAGCAAGGGTTTTGAACACGTTGGCTCTTGGAGCTTTGACAGTGCAAGCAGGATGATAGCTCGTATTTCTGCCAATGGTTGGAGAGTGCCGAGAGATATTGACCCGAAAAAATACACACCTGAGAACTAAGGAGAAGTGAATGGATAACACAAATTTGCTTAAAATGCTTGAATACATAGACCCTGCAAGCTGTGATTATCAAGAATGGGTCAACGTGGGAATGGCTCTCAAACACGAGGGCTATTCCGTGAACGATTGGGACAGTTGGTCGAGGTCAGACAGCCGTTATCACAGCGGTGAGTGTGAACACAAGTGGCAAGGCTTTAACGGCAATGCTCAGCCCGTGACCGCAGGAACTATCGTGCAAATGGCAAAGGAAAGAGGATACAGCCCCCGTGAGTTTCAGGCTTACGATTGGGACGGCGAGATAGTCGCAGAAGAAAGCAGCCTACTTGTAAACAGCGGTGAGGGCATACCTGTTCGCGAGCCTGCAAACTGGGACCCTGTCAAGGAGATAGTCACATATCTTGAAACACTCTTTGAAGCAGGAGAGAACGTGGGCTATGTTACGCAAACGTGGGAAACAGAAAAGGACGGCAAGACCAAGTATCTGCCCACAAAGGGCTGCTGTGACAGGACGGCAGGAGAGCTTATCAAACTGCTTGGTGAATGTAACGGCGACATTGGTGCGGTGTTTGGCGACTACAAGGAAGAAGCCGGAGCGTGGATCCGCTTCAATCCTCTTGACGGCAAGGGCGTAAAGAACGAGAATGTAACAGACTACCGCTATGCTCTTGTTGAAAGCGACAGTATGCCAATAGAACAGCAGAATGCTGTGATGAGAGAGCTTGAACTTCCTATCGCTGTGCTTGTATACAGCGGTGGAAAGAGCGTTCACGCTATCGTCAAGATAGACGCTCCCAACTATGATGAATACCGCAGGCGTGTTGATTTTCTTTACAAGGTCTGCAAGGAAAGCGGTCTTGACATAGATAAACAAAACCGCAATCCCTCACGTCTTAGCCGTATGCCAGGCGTAATGAGAAACGGCAAGAAACAGTTCATCATTGACAAGAACATAGGCAAAGAAAGCTTTTCGGAATGGAAAGATTACATAGAGAGTATCAATGATGATCTCCCTGACCCTGAGAGCCTGAGTGCTGAGTGGGACAACCTGCCTGAGCTTGCACCACCACTTATTGACGGCGTTCTCAGACAGGGTCACAAAATGCTCATTGCAGGTCCGTCAAAGGCAGGCAAGTCTTATGCACTTATCGAGATGTGCGTGGCGATAGCTGAGGGGGTCAAGTGGTTTGGCTGGCAATGCACCAAAGGAAAGATACTATACGTCAACCTAGAGCTTGACAGAGCATCTTGTCTGCACCGTTTCAAGGACGTGTACACCGCAATGCACCTAGAGCCTGATAACCTCAACAGCATAGACATATGGAATCTGAGAGGTCACAGTGTACCAATGGACAAGCTTGCACCAAAGCTTATACGCCGAGCAAGCAAGAAGAATTACATTGCTGTAATAATAGACCCTATCTACAAGGTCATAACAGGTGACGAGAACTCAGCAGACCAAATGGCGCACTTCTGCAACCAGTTCGACAAGGTATGCACAGAGCTTGGCTGTGCGGTCATATACTGCCACCACCACTCAAAGGGAGCGCAGGGCGGTAAGCGTTCAATGGACAGAGCCAGCGGTTCAGGAGTATTCGCTCGTGACCCTGACGCACTTCTTGACCTTTCAGAGCTTGACATTTCAGACAGCCTTTACAAGCAGCAGGAGGACGAAACTGTTTGCCGTATCTGTGAGGACTGGATGAGGAGATTTTACAGAAATACTGATGACCTTTGTTCACAGGACGATCTTGTTACGCCGTCAAAAATGCTTGAGATAACGCACAAGTACCTGCACCCGAACTCATACAAGCTTATGATGGCCGACATAGACAAGGCTAAGCTTGCGGTAAGAAACCGCACGGCATGGCGTATAGAGGGTACTCTAAGAGAGTTCCCGAAATTTGCTCCCCTCAATATGTGGTTTGATTATCCTGTTCACAGAGAGGATACTGTGGGTGTGCTTAAAGACTGCGAGGTAGAGGGTGAAATGCCATACTACAAAAAAGGAGTTAATGCACGCAAAAAACAAGCAAAGGAAGATAAAATAGCTAAGCTTGACAGTTTTGAAATCGCATTTGCAGGTGCTGAAAACAATGGTGTTGCGTCAGTAGAGGAAATAGCAAACACTTCTGGTTTAACAAAAGATTACATTAAAAGAATTTTCGGAAACGGAGAAAAATCTGATGATGAATACAAAAAAAGATACGAAAAGTTTACGGGTAATGACGGTAAAATCTATTTAAAGAGAAAAGAACAACATACGGACTGACCTTAAATCAATAGATAAGTCCGTATAAGGACTAACCTTGAAATTTAGGTACGTCCGTATGTAAGGAATGACCTTGATTTTCAGGTGCGTCCATAAGGACGGACTCCCCTTACTACGTAAGGAGGTATGTCCCTACTGTTCGTAGGTGGGTATGGGAATGGGGACAAGGTCACCCCATTCCCTACCCTACCCGACAAACAGAACTAGGCAAAATTTTGAAAGAGGTGAAATGTAAAAATATGAGATTTAACACTCTGGTAAAAATACTCAAAGAAATATTGAGGCAGTTTAAAATCTGTAATTACAGACTTACAGAAATTAGGAATTTGTTAAAGGACAGTGACGATGATGACTGAATTTTTTATGGCAATGATACCGCCGACGGCTACGGCTCAGGAACATAAGGTGGCAGTAAGAAACGGCAAGCCGATATTTTATGACCCACCCGATGTCAAGGCGGCAAAAGAAAAGCTCACGGCAAACCTAGCAAGGCACAGACCGCCTGAGAAGTATATCTGTGGGATACGGCTCATAACAAAGTGGCTGTTTCCTAATGACGGCAAACACAAGGACGGAGAGTACAAGATCAGCAAGCCTGACACAGACAACCTGCAGAAGATGTTCAAGGACTGTATGACTAAGCTTGACTTCTGGACGGACGACCAGCTTGTGGCGAGCGAGATATGCGAGAAGTTCTGGGCGGACATACCCGGCATTTATGTGAGGATAGAGGAGCTATGACGATACACGAAGTAAAGAAGAGTCTCGGACGCAGGGTGAGCTACAACGGCTCCGATTGCTACGAACTGACAGGGTGCATTATCCGCAAGAGCAGTAAGACAGGTCAGTTCTTCTATCAGGCAGAGATCACTGACAAGACTTGTGGCAACACGTTGGTGTATTGTAGGCTGGAAGAGTTGAGGTGTGAGAATGAAACACACTGACCATACCCTCTGCTGGTACTGTCGCCACGCAGTGCCGACAAAGGATAAGACAACAGGAGAATACCTCACAGGCTGTGCATGGTCCATAGACCACAGACCTGTTGAGGGTTGGAGGACGTGCCAGCACAGAATGTATGAATCGCAAAAGGGCGGTATGATACATTCGTATACTGTGACTGAGTGTCCTGAATTTGAGGAGGGGTAACATGGTTAAGCCTGAATACATATTCCCATTGTTGCTGATTCTGCTGGACGTGGGAGCGGCGGTTATATATGCCGTGCAAAAAGACTACAAAAAAGCTGTCTACTGGTTAGCGGCGGCTGTGTTGAATGTGACAGTAACTTTTTAGGAGGGAGAAAAGTGACAAAAGCTGAAAAAGCCAAAAACCTGCTCTATAAGAAAGCGATTGTATCGCAGCTCAATTTTGAGGAAATAACATCTCAGCTATACGACATCAGTTCCGTTTGTGAGGAATACCAGTATTACTTCAGCAGCGATGATGATACGCTTCTCAACGCACTTGACGGAGATGACGAGCAGGAACAGGAATTTAAAATGATGTTCTCAGACCTTTCGTATGAGTGTGATAGTTTGAGGGACATTGTCAACGATACCTACGTGTCAGAACATTTTGACGATTTTTTTGTCGGAATAATGCTAAACGGAAATAGCCCGTTCAAGTGCTATGGATATGATAGCTTTGAAGAAGATTACTTTGCACTTTCGTCATATGACACGAAATGTGCATCAAGCGAGAGTGCAAAGAGACTTAAACGTCTTACGAAGGACGAACTGCTGTCCGTTTGTGGACAATGCTTTGGGCTTGCAGTGTCTTACCTCAACGTCCAATACAAATATGACTATTTGAAAGCTGCTTTTGATATCTTGAAAGACGAAAATACCTCATATTTGCAGATCATAAAGGACATTGAAACGGCATATGACAAAGCGGACGCAAAAAACTGGTATGAATACAGCACCGAAGTGAGAGCGTTTGATAAGCTTGTTGGAAGTTTCGACGAATATAGCAAAATCTGGCTTGAATAATGAGGAGGTATAACAATGGCAAGATATATTGACGCAGAAAAATTAAAGTGTTCTATTGATTCGGAAACAGACAGCATATTTGATTGGGATATGACCATAGAAGAACTTTATTATAACTTGTGCAAACTGGTTGATGATGAACCTACCGCAGATGTGCAGGAGGTCAAGCGTGGGTATTGGAAATTTCACGAACGCACAAAACTTGTACCGACTAACAAACTTGGCATAAAAGAAGAGTACACTAATGGTCATAGCTGTGCTATTGTAGATGACAAAAACGTTAATCAAAAAATTATGATTATGATGAAACGTATAACATTAAAAATTCCTATATGTTCGGTCTGCGGTTGGTGCGGATATGATGAATACAATGCAACGAAATACTGCCCTAACTGCGGAGCTAGACTGAAAAGGTGATAACAATTCGTAAGAGATATAGAGAGGAGAGATCCTATGGAAAGAAACGACCCAATGACCATGTCACGCCTGAAAGCCTACCGCAGGAACGCATCAGCCATTGAGGACATCAAGGCAGAGCTTTCAGGCAAGTACGTTGCCGACAGTATCAGCGTATGCACTCCACCGTCCTACACGCCACACAGCACACGCATAGACGGCTTTCTGCCAAGTGGCGATACACTTTCACTGCTGTGCGAACAGGCACGGCTAGAGCGTGAGCAGAGGACTGTGGAGGAGTTTATCAAAGGGATAGAGGACAGACAAATGAGGAAGATATTTGTACTCAGGTTTGTAAAAGGATTGACTTGGATACAGATAGGACACAGGGTTGGAGGTACAGCGGACGGCTGTAGAATGGCGGTCAAAAGATTTTTGCAAAATGCTTAAACTTGTTCGCTCTGTTCGTTTTACCTATGTTATAATTTAAACTGAGGAAAGTGTAAATGTACCTCAGACTTGTACTTTCATTGAAGTCACCTCCAATTTTCTAAGCCCCGTAAGGGGCTTATGCAGAACGTGAGTGCATGAGCTTGCGTTCTGTTCCATACGGTCAGCTGGTTTTCCGACAAAGCCAGCACATAATATTTGAACCGCCGCCAAGCCGTGAACTATATTCTAGAGCTTCGGGCGGTGTATGCAGGTCGAGAGCGTGCCAGCTCAACATCTGCTCCACCATTTACAAAACTCCTTATAATATTTTCACAAGGGCGGCTGCATTTTGCGGTCGCTTTTGCGTTGAGAAGGTGACCTTATGCCAATACCAAGACCAGATAGGAGCGGCTCACATCAGCAGCAGTTCCGTATCAACAAGAAAAAGATATACGCCACGCAGACAGTCTGCGGTATCTGCGGAAAACCTGTTGATTTTTCACTGAAATATCCGCACCCATTGTCGGCTTGCATAGATCACATCATACCCATAGCAAAAGGCGGTCACCCGTCGGACATTTCAAACTTGCAGTTGGCACATTGGTGCTGTAATCGCCAGAAATCTGACAAATTGGTGGAAAAACAGGTGTTTGACCAGTCTCTCGACCTGATTTCCAACCGAATTTTACCACAATGCTACGATTGGAAGAATTTTTAACAAATTATTGACAATATGGGGGGTATGCCCCCTTTTGAGGTCAAAAATGACCTTCACCGCCGCACTGCTTATATTTCTCGCAGGATTGAAATAACTGGAAAGGATATACAAGATGAGCGAATACAAAGGCATGGCATATTTGAAAAAGAAGCTTTCATTAAAGGCTTCAAGAGTCAATGTGCGCTATGACTACTATCACATGAAGAACGGTCTAACCGACATGGGCAAAATGATACCACCAAGCTATAACTGGATGCGTCCTGTGCTAGGCTGGTGTGCAAAGGCTGTTGATACCCTTGCGGACAGAATAGTATTTGACAGCTTTGAGGACAACACTTTCTACGTCAACGAGATATTTGACAACAATAATCGTGACGTGTTCTTTGATTCAGCCATTCTCTCAGCGTTGGTGTCTTCCTGCTGTTTTGTGTATATCTCGGCTGATGAAACAGGCTATCCACGCTTGCAGGTCATTGATGGCAGTAACGCTACTGGCATTATCGACCCTATCACGAATATGCTCCGTGAGGGCTATGCAGTGCTTGACCGGGACAACAATTTCAACCCCACTATTGAAGCCTACTTCACAGCCGAACAGACAGAGATATATCGCAGAGGCTATGATGTTGAGATCTATGACAATCCTGCGCCTTACCCTCTGCTTGTACCTATCATATACCGCCCTGACGCTGTTCGTCCTTTCGGTCACAGCAGAATATCAAGGGCGTGCATGGAGCTTGTGCAGGAGGCTATGAGAACGCTCAGGCGGTCGGAAGTATCAGCTGAGTTTTACAGTTTTCCACAAAAATATATACTCGGCCTTTCAGATGATGCCGAGAAAATGGACAAATGGGGTGCAACAATGTCTTCTCTGCTGACTATCACCAAAGATGATGACGGCGGCAATCCTACTGTCGGACAGTTTCAGCAGCAGTCCATGTCACCATACTCTGAGCAGCTTAAATCTATAGCTTCGTTGTTCGCCGGAGAAACAGGGCTGACCCTTGATGACTTGGGGTTTGCAACGTCCAACCCTGCCAGCTGTGAAGCGATCAGAGCGGCACACGAAAATCTTAGACTTACTGCGAGAAAAGCTCAGAGGACGTTTGGCAGTGGCTTCCTTAACGTGGCTTATCTTGCCGCCTGCGTTCGTGATAACACGGCCTATATGCGCTATGCTTTCAGTGACATCAAACCGCAGTGGCTTCCTATTTTTGAGCCTGATTCTGCTGCACTCTCTGGCGTGGGCGACGCTATTCTGAAAATCAATCAGGCTGTTCCTGACTATCTCGGCGCAAAGGGTATACGTCAGCTCACAGGCATAGAGGGCGAAAACAATGGCTGATATCGGTGCAGAACTGTTTGAAAAAATTCGTGCCGAGTTTCAAAAGACGTGCAAGGCTGATAAGTACATTCAATCAGTTTTGAAGAAAATAGAGGGCGGCACTGCAAAAATGGAAGAAGTCGCCTTGCTTTCAAAACAGTTAGGCTTGCGTGCTTCACAGGCTATCGGTACATATGTCAATGCTGGGGCGCTCCCTGACGGAAAGATGTACTACAACATTGCCGATACCATACTCACGGGCATTCTGAAAGATAACTATGATATCATCAATTCTGCTGTTGCCGCTTGTCAGAAAGCTCTTGACAGCCAAGCAGGCATAAACATCACACCTCAGCAGGCTGTCTTCCCTACCGAGCGTGTGCAGGCGGTAGTCAATGCGGCTTCTGTACCAGATATTGCAGAAGAAGTGATGATACGGCGAATGACAGCTCCGACGCAGAACATCACCGAGAGTTTTTACAACGATTATGTTCAAAAAAACGTGAAGTTTCGTTCTGATGCAGGGCTGGACTGCTACATTATCCGCAACGATCATGGCGGCTGTTGTGAATGGTGTGCAAAGCTGGCAGGCAAATATCATTACCCCGAAGACGTCCCGAAAGACGTTTACCGCAGGCACGATAATTGCGGTTGTACTGTCACATATCTCAACGGTAAAAAGGCTCAAAACGTGTGGAGCAAGACCAAGTGGGACGTTTCTGACGATGAATTTGAACGCATGAAAAAGGCTGGGGCCAGAGAGCCTGTCAGACTTGTTGACAACTCGGGCAAAAGTGATATAATGAAGAGAGTAGAAGAAACAAATAATTATGATGAACTTGAAAAGTATTTGAGCAGCAAATACAACATTACAACCGACGACAGCGTAAAGCAGCTTGATTTTAAAACTGTTCGTGAAACTTTAAAAGGTGTCGAAAGTGTATTTGATGATTTTCCAGAGCTTAGTAATAATATAAAGAAAATAGGTACTGGCAAGCATGGAGTTATGTGCTGCTCAGGCGAAGAGATCATGTTTAATCCGAAATATTATAAAGATGTATCTGGATTTAAAAATATGTGTGAAAATTCTTCTGCACAAGGTTGGTGGCCGCCAAACAGTTCACCTGCGTCGATCGGCGTTCATGAAACAGGTCATGCAGTTGAATGGCTATTGCTTTCAAAAAGTAATTTTGATTATCCGTGGCAAAAAATATATGCTTGGAATCGTGGAGATATTTCAGGTGGTATAGTATCTAAAGCCGTTAAGAACATCAAAAAGATATCGTACGGAAAAGGCAAAAAGCAGTCCGAATTGATGAACGCAGTTTCGGGATATGGAGCAACAAAAAAGCAAGAATGCTTTGCAGAGGCATTTGCTGACTGTTTTTCTAATGGTGAATCGGCAAATCCGCTTTCACAAGAAATAGTTAAGCTAGCTAAAGAAAAATATATTAGTTTAAAAGGAACGTGATAATATGAGAGAAATGCCAATATGGTGGGATTATGCGGAATTTGATGATGACGGATTATGCGGCATATCCCCAAATGCACCGGACGAAGTAAAGAAAGCCTACGAAGATTATTTAGCTGAAGAAGAAGAGGCTAAATCAGAAGGCATAAAAATTTAATAATTTTTACCGCTCCGCTACGGCGAGGCGGTATTTTTATACCCAAAATCAGAAAGGACGGATATTATGGCACTTGACCGTGATACAATGTGGCAGCTGCGGAGAGCTAAGAGCGATATTGAGAACATCAGAACTGAAATCCAGAAGATAAAGGATAATGCTGATTATGTTGCGGCACTGATACGCTGTGAAAGGTCATTGAGTATAGTTTTATCCAATGCTGAAAAGGTCAAATCGACAAAGTAAATATCGGAACCAAGCACCTTAAAGGGTGCTTTTTTGGTACCTAAAAGGAGGTAATCCACTATTGAGGATAAGAGAGTCGGCAGGCAGACCCCCACCATATCGGTAGTGTTGCCATATGAGCAGACCAAAGGCAATGAGGCTATCGCAATGTATAACAAATCGGGGCGCACCGCACAGGAATGGCAGGAGTTAATGCTTTATGACATCATGGCGGTGGACGATGAGGGATTGTGGAAGCACATGAAATTCGGCTGGTCGATACCAAGACGTAACGGCAAGTCGGAGCTGCTTATTATGCGTGCGATCTATGGCCTGCAAAATGGTGAACATGTGCTTTATACCGCCCACAGGACAACAACGTCACATTCGGCGTGGGAGAAGATCATCGACCTTATCACAAAAATGGGTTTTCTTGAAAAAGAGGACTTCAAGACCACAAAGCAGATGGGCTTGGAGCGTATACAATGGCTCAAAGGCGACGGACTTATCAATTTCCGTACACGTTCCAGCAAAGGTGGACTTGGCGAGGGCTATGACCTGCTTATCATAGACGAAGCACAGGAATACACCACAGACCAAGAAACAGCCCTAAAATATACCGTCACAGACAGTCGCAACCCTCAGACCTTGATGTGCGGAACGCCGCCAACAATGGTGTCCGCTGGTACGGTTTTTACAAAGTACAGACAAAAGACGATATCGGGCAAAGGCGGTGACGACGGCTGGGCTGAATGGTCCGTGCCAAATCTCACGAACGCACATGACCCTGAGCTTTGGTATGCCACTAATCCGTCTTTAGGCACTATCCTCACCGAACGTAAGATACGCTCTGAGCTTGGCGACCCGAAAGACGATCAGGTTGACGATAACATTCAGCGTTTAGGTTTATGGCTGACCTATAATCAGAAGTCGGCTATAAGCAAAGGTGAGTGGCAGGCACTTTGTATCACTGGCAAGCCCAATATCAGCAGAGAACTGTTTTTCGGCATTAAGTATGCGAAGACCACAGATAACGTATCTTTGGCTGTCGCCGCAAAGACAGCAGACGGCAAGATATTTGTCGAGGCTATCGACTGCCGCCCTGTAAGAGAAGGAAACGGCTGGATAATCGCATATCTGCGCAATCCACATATGCGTGAAACCGTCATTGACGGAGCAAACGGACAGTCTTTGCTTGCGGCAGATATGAAGAATGCAGGTATCAAGCGCAAACCTATCCTGCCGAAAGTCGCTGATGTGATCACTTCGTCAGCAGGCTTTGAGCGAGGAGTATTCGCACAGAATATTTGTCACGCAGATCAGCCGTCCCTTGAACAGGTCATTGCCAACTGTGAACACAGAGCGATAAGCTCAGGCGGAGGTTTTGGCTATACCTCAATTCTTGAGGGCGCCGACATATCACTGCTTGAGGCGGTGGTGCTTGCTCACTGGGCGTGTGCAAATTCATCAGACAAAAAGAAAGTACAGAAAATAAGCTGGTAACAGTTTATTATATATCACCTACACCGCAGGGTAAAGCGGGGAAAGGAAACACTATGGCAGAATTTGAAGCTATAACAACACAGGAAGCCTTTGACAATGCGATAAAGGCAAGGCTTGAGCGCAACACGGACACAGTCAAGAAACAGTTTGAGGGTTACATTTCCCCTGACGACTTCAAGACAAAGACAGCCGACCTTAACGGCAAGATCACCGACCTTACAGGCAAGCTTGCAGAAAAGGACACTACTATCGCAGACCTCACGGCTAAGAACAAGGCATACGAGACCAGCTCGGTAAAAATGAGAATTGCCCACGAAAACGGTATCCCTTATGAGCTTGCGAACAAGCTTTCAGGAGACACAGAAGAAGATATCAAGAAGGACGCTGAAACATTTGCAAAGTTTATCGGCAAGAAGCAGGCAGCCCCTCTTGGTCACCCAGAACACAATCACGCAGACGGCAAGAATGCGGCATATAAGTCGCTCCTTGCAAGTCTGAAAAATTAGTTTGAAAGGAAGTAATATTTATGGCAGACATTCTCTCAAAGGGTGCAAAGTTTGACCCTGTTCTTGTAACAGAACTTTTTGACAAGGTTAAGGGTAAGTCCTCACTGGCTGCACTTTGCGACCAGACACCTATCGCATTCAACGGACAGAAAGAGTACATTTTCACAATGGATGATGAAGCAGATCTTGTAGCTGAAAACGGCAAAAAGACAAGGGGAAGCGTTGCGCTTAACCCTGTGACTATCGTTCCAGTTAAGCTTGAGTACGGCTCACGAATTTCAGACGAATTTCTCTACGCTTCTGAGGAAGCTCAGATAGACATTCTGAGAAATTTCTCTGACGGCTTTGCAAAGAAAGTGGCAAGAGCCCTTGACATCATGGCTTTTCATGGTGTTAATCCAAGAGCCAAGACAGCTTCTACGCTTATAGGTACAAACCACTTTGACAACGGTGTAACTGTGATAAAGCAGGACAGCACGTCACCAAAGACTCCTGACGCTCTTATCGAGGAGGCTATCGCTGCAGTGCAGGACAACGAATATGATATCTCAGGTCTTACAATGGCGCCGTCATTCAGATCCGACCTTGCAAAAATGGTGGACACAAGCGGCAGAAAGATTTATCCTGACCTTGCTTGGGGCAATGCACCGACTTCTATGAACGGTATTCAGACAGTTACTAACAACACTGTTTCGTTCAATTCAAGCAAAGACCTTGCCATTGTGGGCGACTTTGCGAGAGCCTTTAAGTGGGGCTACTCAAAGGAAATTCCACTTTCAATCATTCCGTATGGTGATCCTGACAACAGCGGACAGGACCTCAAGGGCTACAATCAGGTATACATCAGAGCCGAAGCATATATCGGTTGGGGCATTCTCGACAAGTCCGCATTTGCTGTCATTCAGTCAGCTGCTAAGTAAGGGGGCGGTATAAATGGCGGCAGAGTACGCAACTATCGAGGACGTTATAAAGCTTGGTCGAAAGCTCACAGCTGAGGAGCAGGAAAAGGCGGCGGATCTGCTGCCTGTTGCCTGTGCAAAGCTTTCAACTGCCTGTAAGAAATATGGCAAGGACCTTGACATTATGATAGCTGACGAGCCTGACATAGAGCTTGTGGCAAAGGATATCATAGTCCGAGCTGTATTGAGAGCTGTTGACGCTATTGCGGACAGCTCTCCTGCGACTTCGCAGGCTTCACAGTCGGCTATGGGCTACTCGGTGTCAATGACATATCTCAACGCAGGACAGCAACTATATTTTCTCAGAAACGAGCTGAAAGAACTGGGCGTTATGCGACAGAGATACGGAGCTATGGAGGTATATGACGTATGAGACTAAGTATCAAGGGCATACCCGTTAAGCTTTCTGTAAGAACGCAGAAAGGTATTGACGGCTTTAACAGACCGACATACGAAACTTCGCAGGAGGTCGTCGAAAACGTGCTTGTGGGTGAGCCTTCCGCAGAGGACGTTGTAAACGAGCTTAATTTATCGGGCAAACGCATAGCTTACACTCTTGCAATACCAAAGGGAGATACACACGTTTGGAAAGACACAGAAGTCGAGTTCTTCGGCAGAAAATTCCGCACCATAGGTCTTCCGACAGAGGGCATTGAAGAAAATTTGCCGCTCAGTTGGAACAAGAAAGTAAAGGTGGAACGCTATGAGTAAAGTTAAGATAGAGCTTGACCACAACGCAGTTGCGGCGTTTCTCTGCTCTGCACCTGTTGAAAGCATGGTCAAGGGCTATGCTGACAGAGCCGTTCAACGTCTTGGCGCAGGGCATAAAGCGTATACTATCACATGGACAAGATACCCAAAAATGCGCCGTAAGGTTGCTATCGTCAAAGCTAAGACAAAGAAGGCTCAGCGTGCTAATCTTAGAAATAACACACTTTTGAAGGCGGTGCTTGGCAAGTGATAGAAAAAATAATTCTTGACTGGCTGGGGGCAAAGCTTGACGTTTCAGTTTATCTTGAAGAACCTAAAAACCCACCAAAAGAGTATGTGCTTATTGACAAGCTAGGCTCGGCAGAGAATGATTTTATCACCTCTGCCACCATAGCCGTTCAGAGCTACTCAGCGAGCCTATACGGGGCGGCAGAACTTAACGCAAAAGTTAAAAAGGCTATGTCTGAAAGCGTGTCACAGGGCGATATATGCCGCTGTGCGTGCACGTCAGATTACAACTATACAGACACGGAAACAAAACGATATCGCTATCAGGCGGTATTCGATATAACCTACTACGAGGAGTGATAATACTATGGCAAACAACAAAGATAACGTATCAACAGGCAAACCAAAAGTAGGCGGAGCGGTTTTCACAGCGATCACAGGATCTACACTGCCAACAGATGCAACAACAGCACTTGACGCAGCGTTCAAGAGTTTGGGCTACTGCTCAGAGGACGGAGTAACAAATTCTTCGGGCATTTCTACTGAAAATATAAAGGCATGGGGTGGAGATATCGTTGATACACCACAGACAGAAAAAACGGACACTTTCAAGGTAAAGCTGATAGAATGTACCAATGTAGATGTGCTGAAAACTGTCTACAATGACAGCAATGTTTCAGGCGACCTTGACACGGGTCTGACGATCAAAGTCAACAGTGCAGAGCATGAAGATCAGGCGTTCGTATTTGATATGATACTGAAAAAGAACGTGCTGAAAAGAGTGGTGATCCCGTTCGGCAAGGTGACGGAGATATCAGACATCACCTATAAGGACAACGAGGCTATCGGCTATGAGCTGACTATCACAGCCACACCTGACGAGAACGGCAATACACACTATGAATACATGAAGAAGGGGGAATAACCTATGCTGACAGGTAAGACAGAAAGCGGCTTTGAGTTTGAAATAGAGGAGAAGACCCTTGACGACTATGAGTTTATCGAAGCTGTCGGTAAGTGTGAACAGGGCGACCCTCTCGCATATGTCAAAGTAGTGGATGCCGCTTTGGGAAGCAAGAAAGAAAAAGCTTTTGCGAAGATAAGAGAAAAGTGCGGCTATGTGTCAGCAAAAGAGATAACAAAGTTGATCGTGGAGATTTTCCAGACCCCTAAAACAAAAAACTCCTAGTCCTTGCCGCCGTCATGGAGCGCTATCCTGATGAACTTGACTGTGATATGGCGCAGTATTATCACATATACGATTTTAAGTCGCTGCCTGCACGAAAGGTGGCGACTTTTCTTTGCGGTCTTGACAGCAGTTCACGGGTCAAGCGCAAGCTCAACGGCGTTGGCGGTTCGTTTTCTGAAATACTGCTTGCGCTGATATTTGACCGCCTTCAATGGATATGTTGGTCGCAGACAAAGGACGGACAAAGAGGCGTGAATAGGCCGCAGTCAATAGCTGAAAAGCTTATCGGCAAGAATGACAGCGACAGTGAGATAACAGCGTTCCGAAGCGGCGAGGATTATGAGGAAGCAAGAAGAAAAATCTTAGGAAAGGAGGGCTAACATGGCAGAAGAAAACGGCACACAGCTGGGCAAAGCATATGTGCAGATAGTTCCGTCTATGCAAGGGCTTGCGTCAGAGCTGAGAAGAGCGTTCGGGGATAGTATGCCCGATGGTCACAGGTTTGGAAGCTCTCTTGGCAGCAAGGTCGTTTCAGGTTTTGGAAGCACTATCAAAAAGGGCTTTGCACTTGCCGCAAAAGCTGGTATAGCAACTATATCGGCAGCAAGCGCAGGCATAGGCGCTATAGTCAAAAGCTCTGCGAGCGCATATGCGGACTATGAGCAGAACATAGGCGGCGTTGAAACACTTTTCAAGGACAACGCTGATACTATCGTAAAGTACGCCAGTGAGGCATACAAGACCGCAGGAATCTCCGCTAATGACTATATGCAGAACGTCACAAGCTTTTCTGCTTCACTTCTGCAAGGCTTGGGTGGTGATACTGCACAGGCTGCTGAGATAGCCAATGAAGCAATGGTGGATATGTCGGACAATGCCAATAAAATGGGTACTGACATATCATCTATTCAAAACGCATATCAGGGCTTTGCAAAGCAGAACTATACCATGCTCGATAACTTAAAATTGGGCTATGGCGGTACACAGGCGGAAATGGCAAGGCTAATCAACGATTCAGGCGTGCTCGGGGATTCGATAAAGGTCAATGAAAAGACCGTCAACAGCGTGTCATTTGACAAAATGATAGAGGCTATCCACAAGGTACAGACCGACCTTGACATCACCGGTACAACTTCCAAAGAAGCGGCAACAACAGTTTCCGGTTCTCTTGGTTCTGTGAAAGCAGCGTGGGCAAACCTTATGGCAGGAATGGGCGACAAAAACGCTGACCTGAAAAATCTTATCAAAGAAATGGTAAGCACAGTAAAGACCTTTGCAAAGAACATTATGCCTGTCATAAAGCAGGCTCTTTCAGGGGTCACAACGCTTATAAGCGAGCTGGCTCCCGACATAGCGGCCGAGCTTCCACAGCTTGTGAGCGACCTGCTTCCGCAACTCATAGAAGCAGGAGCACAGATATTTCAGGCGCTTGTAAAAGGCATTTCCGATAATATCGGCACGATAACGCAGGCGGCCATAACAGCCATTACAACTATCGCAACAGCTCTTATACAGAACACAGGTCCTCTTGTGCAGTCGTTGGCAACGATCATAACCACTATAGCACAGGCTTTGCCGACGATTTTACCAGACCTTATCAATGCTATTGTTGAACAGATACCCACAGTTATACAGGCTGTTATAGATTGTATGCCTGCTATAATCGACGGCACGATACAGATAGTGACCGCTATTGCAGAAGCACTTGTGGATAACATAGATCTTATCATAGACGGTGCAGTGCAGATCATAGATGCACTTGCAATGTCGCTTTCCGACAGTGATACGGCGGCAAAGCTTGCTCAATCGGCACTTGAAATCATCGGCACGCTTACGATGGAACTTTTAAAAAATCTTCCTGATATCCTTGCTGACGGCATACTTATAGCGGTCGAACTTATCAAGGGCATCGCACAAGGTATGGTGGACTACTTTGCACCTGTTTCAGACGCTTTGTCTGATATGCTTATTGACCTTACAGACTGGTTTTCACGCAAGTGGAACGATTTTAAGGAGTGGGGTTCAGATATGATACAGGCGTTTATAGACGGCATAAAAGAGAAGTGGCAGAGCCTTAAAGATACTGTATGTGATGTAGCTTCAAGCGTTAAGGACTTTCTTGGCTTTTCTGAACCTGACAAGGGTCCTCTTTCAAATTTCCACACTTTTGCGCCTGATATGATGGACCTTTTCGCAAAGGGAATAGCGGACAACGAGGACACTATCACAATGCAGTTCAACAGGTCACTACAACCGCTTATGGATACGGATATCATACCGCCAAGCTTTTCAGCACTTCCTGAAAAGAGCGTGAATAGCGGCGGTAATGATACAATGAACAAGATCATCGCCCTCCTAGAAACCTACTTCCCACAGCTTGCGCAGCAAGGAAATATTTATCTTGACGGCGATAAGCTCACGTCAAAGGTGGACGGAAAGCTAGGTGAGAGGGTCACAAGCAACGAAAGGAGGCTTGCAAGTGTCTAGGGAATACATAGAGTTTGGTGGCAAGAAGTCCACCGATTTCTATTTGGCTATCCAAAAGGACGGCGTTCAGATATCTCAGCCGGAGGAAAACAGGATAGAAGCCACTTTACCGTTTATGAACGGCTTTTATGACTTCTCGAAAATGGCGGGCGAGCGCACTTACAAACAGCGTGATATCACGATAAAATTCAGCCTTTCTGCAAAAGATGAAAACGAACTTTATCACAGAAAATGTGATGTTGTCCGTTGGCTCAGCGGAGCAAAGGACGAGCTGAGGATAAGCTTTCTGACGGACTATCACTTTGTGGGGGCAACAGCGGTGTTTGATACCTCTGCATTTGAGTTCACTTCACGGCGCACCGCTGATCTGACAGTGAACTTCAAAACGTATCCTTTTCTACGTTCTGATGATTACTCAGATATCGGCTTTGACGACTTCAACTTTGAGACCGACTATCTGAATTTGACGGATATATCGCTGACAGCGGTCGAGCAGACACGATACGCCCCTCCTGCGACCTTGAAAATCTACTCATATGCTGATAGACCCATACGCCCACGCCTTTCTTACAAGCGCTCAGAGGACGATGCAAAAAGTGTGGGCTTCACCTATTTTGTACTCAATGGTGAAGAGATAAGTGCAAGTGTATACCGCAACACGGAGAAAGAATTCGACCTTGACGAGCTGACTTTACAACCTGGTGTGAATACTCTTGCGGCTTATGGCTTCGGCACACTCACGCTCAAACTTTACGAGGAGGCACTCTGATGTTCATAGTAACGATAACAAATGGAGCTGAAAACACTATCATACACAGCGACGACACAGACCGCATATCAGGTGGCAAGATAGCAAAGACTATCAACGCTGTGGATAGTTTCAGTTTCACCATATATCCGAACAATGTAGGGTATGACCTTTTGAAACCACTGACAACATCGGTCAAGGTCTATGATGAAAGCACTGACAAGGATATTTTTATAGGCAGGGTCTTGAAGTGTCCTGACAGCATGGACGAGAGAGGTCTGATATGCCGCAAAGTCACCTGCGAGGGGCGTTTGGGCTGGCTGTATGACAGCGTTCAGCCGTATGTTGAATACAAAATGGTAGGTATATCAACAGTGCTTTCTTCGTTCTTGTCAAAGCACAATTCTCAGGTGGGTGCAGATAAGCGTATAGAGCCGGGACAGGTAACTGTTACGGCGAGCAACAACTACACATACACTACGAATTGGGATAAGACAATGGACGTTATCGCAGACAAGCTTGTAGGGAAATTCGGTGGCGAGATACAGCTCAGAGATAAAGACGGCAAGGTTTATCTTGACTATTTGGAGAACATAGAACACGGCACAGATACCACCATAGAGCTTGCGGTCAACCTTAAAACCATATCACGGGAAGTCGATGAAACGGCGGTCATAACACGTCTTTACCCTCTCGGCGCAAAGCTTACAGACAGCGAAAAGCGGTTGACCATCGGCACTGTGAATGGTGGCAAGGACTACATAGAGGACAGTTCACTTATCACAAAATACGGCGTTATAAGCGGCACGCAGATATGGGACGATGTGACCCTTGCGAGCAATCTTCTCAGCAAGGGCAAGGAGTATCTTAAATCTGTCAATCGTGCGAAAGTGCAGTATCAGATAACAGCGCTTGACCTTTCGAGAATAGACAAGCGATTTGAGCAGTTTGAGCTTGGCTGTTGGTACAGAGTGAAAAACAGCATTATGGGCATAGATGAGGACTTACGAATTGTGGGCATATCCATAGACCTTGACAATCCGCAGGCTTCACAGTTGACCTTTGGTGACCGATTTGAAACGCTTTCGGGCTTTATGACAGCAAAAACTCAGAGCCTGCAATCGGCTATAGATAACTCGGAGTTCAGAAACAGGCAGATCATAGACAGCAAGATAGAAAATGCGACTAAGCTTATCACAGGTGCAGAGGGTGGCAATGTTATTCTCGACCCACCAACAAAGCCAAGACGTGTTCTTATAATGGATACTGACAATATCGACACTTGCAAATCATGTATTCAGTTCAATCTAAATGGCATGGGATTTTGGAAGTCATCAGACGGCGGTTCTGCCAAAGAGGGTCCGTACACAAAAGCATGGACGATAGACGGAAATCTGATTACAGATTTTATTACGGCAAAGGTGCTGACAGGGCTTAAAATCAATAACGGCTCAGGTACTTTTTCAGTAGATGAAAACGGACACATTATCGCAAAGGCGTTGACTATGCTTGGCGGAAACATCAACATAGGAACAAGCAGCAAGGATAATAGTGTTATAAAGCTATCCTACAAAGAATGGACGCTGGAACTTTCACCGCTTCAATGGGTGCTAAAAAACAGTACCATAGGCGGACACGTTGCTTGTCAGGCAGGAGGAGTTTTCCTATATTGGAATGACGAACTAAAGGTGAATATTGACAGTAACTCAGGCGATATCCGCACATATGCAGGCGGCAAGGCAAGCTTCTTTCTTGACACGAACAATCACTCCGTCAGCGTATATGATGAGAATGAAAAGCGACAGATATACCTTGAGGGCAACACGGGCACAGTTTATGCAAAGAATTTTCAGCAAACTAACTAAGGGGGCAAATTTATGGCAAACATAGACCTTTCACAATTTATAGAAACTGTATCAACAGCATTTGAGGGCAGACAGGTAAGGCAGGCATTTGTGGACGCACTGACAGCGGTGCAGACGGCGGTAAACGAGTTAGATCAGACGATAATCCAGCATAAAACAGCTACACAGGTTGTATCATCAGCAACTCCTACTGTGGCAGTACCGCTGGATATAGACGGCGACCCTGCACAGATAATTGTCACTCTCCGTCAGGACGATACACCGACGCCATATCAGAATTTCTGCGTTCATGTAGCTAAATTCAATGGTAAATACAATGCGGTTATTTGCATGGGGCCGTCCGCTGGCTCTAGTACAGTCAGCGTGCCTGCCGGAACATATCGTGTAGACTATATCGTGATAGCATAGAGGGGTGATTAAATGACGATAACATTAAATGCAGATTATGAAGTAACCCTAAGCACAGCCTTATTGGGCTATGTCGGTGAAACAAACGCCCGCCCTGTATCGGTCGAAGGACTGACAGTAGACGGAGCAGACCGCTATGTGTTGACTATCGACTATGGCGACGGCGTTCAGTATGAGGTCGATATCACAGGCGGCACATGGACGCCAACGGCAGATATCTTGCGGTCAGCGCAGACAGTCAGCTGCCAGATAGCGGCGAAGAAGCTGTCAGGCAATGAGTATATTTTGGTAAAAAAATCACGAATTTTTCGACTGCGAATAGGGGCGGCTATAGACGATAATGCTGTGCCGTCACCTGACGTGGCTATGGATGCGTTAGACCGCATAGATGCCATAGGCAGACAGGCGCACGCAGATATGCAGACAGCCGTCACCGCCGCAGAAACAGCGACAACAGCGGCTGAGAACGCAAAAAAATCTGCCACATCCGCAGAGAAATCAGCAGACACCGCAGAACAGGCGGCAGGCCGAACGGAAACCGCAAAGACAGCGACTGAAACGTTCGCAACACAGGCAGACACCGCCATGCAAGGTGCAGAAACCGCACGTGCTGAGGCGGTCACTGCACAGAACGCTGCAAAGATATCCGCAGCCCAAGCATCAACGTCAGCACAGCAAACCACAGCCGACAAGAACATAACGGCAGGCTACGCTAAAACCGCAAAGACCAATGCTGACAGCACTGCGGCAGACAGACAGGCGGTTCAAACGTTGGCGGAACAGGTGACAGCCGATAAGGCTACAGTGGCAGACCATGCTGCACAGGTTGCCACAGACCGCAAAGCTGCTGAAACCGCCGCACAGACAGCACAGGCGGTGGCTGATAGTTTGCCTGATGATTATGTAACGGCTGTCGGAAAGATAGCCGAGAATACTGCTGAAATAGCTAATGCGAAGCTAACGGACAAAGAGCTGCAACGTAGGGTGAATGCGTTATATGACATTGGTCAGGGTGTGACACATAAATTTGAAACCGATACGGATACGGCATACGTTAAGACTATTCCTACAGGCGGGAAGCTGATGAGCGTGAAGTCTGTTGGTGGTAGGAGTTTGGTGTGGAATCAGATGTGTTCGACGTTCACATATCAAGGTACGGAATGCAATTGCAAGCCAGTGTGCTCTGCCCATAAATATCTGTGCAGAATAGATTGCGAAGCTGAGCAAGGCACTACTGTCTATATGTATTTCCGTGAAGTTATATACACCAAAAACAATCAGATAAGTAAAGCTGTGAATGCTGGAAAAAGTACGTTGTCATGGATTACTAGCCCATATGGCGATAGCGATATAGGTGGTACGTTTGACGCATTTTTAGTGGATGGTAGTGCCAAAGTAACGTTTAGCAATCGTCAGATTTTCGATTTAACCGCCATGTTCGGCTCGGGAAATGAACCTAGCACAGTGGAAGAATTTGAGAAAATGTTCCCTGCGGACTATTATCCATATAATGCTGGCGAGATAGTCAGTGCTGGCACAGAAGAGATTGTGGAGCAGGGACGAAATTTGTGGGATGAGGTATGGGGAGTTGGTTCGATTAACGCATCTAGTGGCAATGACGAAGGTTCAAAAGAGGCTATATATTCAAAAAACTATACGCCAATTATACCAAATTCAACCTATATCTTCGTGTACGCAGGTAGTGCCAAAATTGAAAATGTGAAAACCAGATTTTATGACCATAACAAAAAGTACATTGGCTATAACGACAACAACGGGCAAATTGTCTACCCAAACAAAGCATTTATAACCCCATTAAACGCATTCTATGTTCGTTTTACGCTTCCGCCAGACTATGGCAATGTTTACAAAAATGATATAGCATTGATAGCTGATAGTTCGGGAACCTACGTCCCATATCACCGCAACGAACACCCAATCCCCGAAGCCATCAAAGCATTGCCTGGCTACGGCTGGTCGGCAGGAACGGCACGAAACTACGTTGATTATGAGAATAAACGATACGTTCAGTGCGTGAGCAGCGTTGATTTGGGAACGCTGAATTGGGTTGCAGGTGACAGTGGGAAAGTAGGTTTTCAAACATCGCAAGTTACAGGGCAGAAATTGACAAAGAATTATAACATTCTGCCAAACATCATCTGTTCAAAATATTTGGCGAAAACGCAGAATGCTATGTGGGGCAAAACCAGTGTAACAGGTATAACGACTAATGCTAGCGTTGACGGATATGTATATGTCAACGATACGTCCTACACCGACGCCACCGCATTTAAACAGGCAATGTCAGGCGTTATCCTATATTACGAACTTGCGTCGCCAATCGTCACCGACATTTCAACCCTGATTGACGATGACTTTCTGCGAAACATCGAAGTCGAGGCAAAGGGTAGCATAACGTTCAAAAACAGCAATGGCGACAGTTATCGCATACCAGTGCCGAACGAGGAAGAGTATATCGTGAAACTGAGTGAAGTAGGAGGTACAACATGACAGATTTGCAAAAGAAAATGGCTGAGAAGCTAGGGCTATCCACCGAAGATTTTGAAAAACCTACAGTGACCGAGCAGGACAAAATAATGGCACAAGTGCTATACACAGCCGCTATGACAGGCACGCTGATAGGTGAGGAGGGCGAGTGATGTATTACAGCATTATTAAACGTTTCTATGATCTGGGCGTGTATTCGCTGGCAAAGGTCAAAGATTTTGTCAAGGCAGGCGTTATTAGTCCGGAGCAGTTCAAAGAAATCACAAAGGAGGTATACCATGAAGCAGAAGTTAGCGAAACTCATTGATGTAAAGTCCATTGTAACACTGTTCTTGACAGCGGTGTTTTGCGTGTTGGCACTGCGCCGCACGATTTCAGCAGAGCAGTTCATCACAGTGTTTACGGTGGTGATATCGTTCTATTTCGGCACGCAGAGCGCCAAGAGAAAGTCAGGTGATGACGAGTGACGGAAGCGATAATAGTTGCACTGATAACAGCTGCTTCGGCGGTAGTGTGTCAGCTCGTTATAGCATCTAACAGCCGTAAGACTATGCAACAGGCACAGTACGACAGCCAAAAGCTTATCGAGTACAAGATAGACAAGCTGTCTGAGCGTGTGGATAAGCACAATTCCGTTATCGCACGGACTTACAAGTTGGAACAGGACTATGCTTTGATCGACGAGAAGATCAAGGTGGCTAATCACAGGATTGATGATTTAGAAAGGAAGTAATTTTATGGCAAAAACATTTAAGGGCATTGACGTTTCACAGTATCAGCAGGGCGTTGACTTCAAGAAGGTCAAGGCTTCGGGGGTCGATTTCGTTATCATTCGTGCAGGCTTCGGCAAGTACGCTAATCAGAAAGACCCATATTTCGAGAACCACTACAAGGCAGCTAAGGCGGCAGGGCTAAAGGTCGGTGCTTACTGGTATAGCTATGCGGCGAGTGTCGAGGACGCAAAGGCAGAGGCTCAGACTTGTATCAACGCTATCAAGGGCAAGACGTTTGAGTATCCGATATACTTCGACCTTGAAGAGCGTTCACAGTTCGCAAAGGGCAGAGCATTTTGCAACAGCCTTGTCAAGACTTTCTGCAATGCACTTGAACACGCAGGCTACTGGGCAGGACTGTATATCAGCCGTTCGCCTTTACAGCAGTACATATCTGCCTACGTCGCTAAGAGATACGCTCTGTGGGTCGCTGAGTACGGCTCACGTTGCAACTACGGCAGAACATATGGTATGTGGCAGTACACAAGCAGTGGCAAGGTCAGCGGTATCAGCGGCAATGTTGATATGGATATCTGCTATGTGGACTATCCTGCAAAGATCAAGGCGGCAGGGCTGAACGGCTTCAAGAAGCAGGCTATCAGACCGACTAGCAAGCCGACTACAAGCTCCACCAAAAAGGCAGTGACTTATACTGTAAAGCGTGGAGACACGCTCTCGGGTATCGCTAAGCGCTACAAGACTACTGTTGCGAAGTTGGTCAAGAACAATGGTATCAAGAACGCTAACCTCATTTATGTGGGGCAGAAAATCAAGATAAAGTAG